CATAAAAATTATTATGAACTTTATTAGATCTTTCAATAAATTGTTTTTGTGTTAATCTTTTGTTTGGTTTTGGATTCTTTCTTCCACAACTCAAGCAGCCTCTTCCTAACAAATGCTTTTCTGGTGTTTGATCAAACTCTCCATGAATAGGGCAAATAATTTTAATATTCTTTTTTTTATTTTTATATTCAACCAGAGAATAATCATATTTATTATTATGAATTCGTATTGATTGACTAATTAGTTCTTCTTGAGTAATTTGTTTTCCCATATGTAAAACCTCCAGTTATTATCATGTGTTAATAACGAAAGCTCCATTATACGTATAAAGTGTGCCCTATTGAATCTGGTTTGATAATGTCTATCTCTTTTCTATGCATAGGATTTTTATCTATATTATAAATTCCTATTGGGTTATCTAGCATGCAACAATTGTTATATTTCTTATTATTCAATACGATATTAAGCTCTCTATTATTGCAGAACTGTAAATCAATATTATGCTTATAACAAATTTCTATTGTTGGTAACATACTTTTTAATAAATCATTATTATTATATGTCCAATAAAGTCCAGTGCGTACTTTTAGATAATTACTTTTTTCAGTGTATGCAAAAAGAAATTTTTTAAAATAATCTGTTGCAAATAATTGTTTAATAATTATTTTTTTAATACCTATATTATTTAAGTTTTCTACTAAAGAAGGTAAGTCAATATCATTTACACCAACTATTAATGGATCAATAACAACTGCCTTATCTACAAAATGAAGATTATTTATCAAAGAATATACTTCTTCTGCTTTTGGTATAACAGGACAGAAAATGTTTTTAATTGTTTTACTTATCTCTGTTGTTTCACTATTAAACATCTTTATTTGTACCATCGTTTTATCACTATTAGCATTGATAAATTCAACAACTTCAGGGCTATTAAACCCTGTTGGGCAATATGTATTAAATATAACCTGACTATTATTCTCAATAAATTTAGATGCAACATGTAAGCTATGCTTAGTTGCAGCAGAACTGTAAAATGGCTCACAATATCTAGATATAAATATTGGAGCCATATACAAGTCTTTGTTATACTTAATCTCTTCGTCAACCCATTTACTTTGATAAGTTCTCTCATTAAATTTAGCAGCATACTTATAACAGAACTGACAGCCAATGCATTTTCCATTTAACCTATAGCTAAAGTCTTTTGCCATATAGCAAGCATAATTAGAAGTTTTCCTAGTTGCATAAATTTTTTGAGTAGCCATTACTCTACTTCATCTTTATCTACTTCAAGGTCAGTAATAAGATCTGTTCCTGATGTGTTACTTCTTCCAATAAGGGCAGTGTCAATAATTTCAGAATAAACACGGTCCATTAACTTTTTAACTAGTTCAGGATTTTCTTTAATCTTATTTAAGAACTTTTCAAGACCTTGTTCTCTGATAATAATATTACCTTCATCATCTTCAAGCTGAGTCCATCCACCACCACCAGGTGTAATCATTTTATGGGTAATGGCTAAGGCAACTGCGTCATGAACAACATCAAGCCCACATGCTCCCAATGGCAAGTCTAATACCACACCTAATCTAGAGCTCCTAGTCTTAATAGCCTTTAGTTGAATAGGTGTATAAGATAAATTAGTGTTGCTCATTCTGTTAACAATAAAAATACTATCAGCTAAATGTTTAAGTGCATAGCCACCAGATATTTGGATGATCTCTGCTCCAGATGGATTATAGCCACCCATTTTTACCCTAGCTTGCTTAATAATAATTGTAGTTATATTATGTTCCATAATCTTATCATATAAGACAGGAAGATGTTGAGCTAAGGCACCAGCAGTACCACCCATAGTAGCTGCATACTTATTATCATCACCCTTTTTAGAAACCATAGTATCAAGTGAATCAATAACGAGGAACTTGATTAGTCCCATTGAGATTAAGTCATCAATCTCTTGAAATGCATCTTCAATAACTTTTTTACGTTTAATAATAAGATACTTTTCATCTACCCCAAGAGCTTTGGCATAAGGAGAGTCGTATCCACCTTCTGAGTCAATAATAAGACCAAACTTTACTTCTCCACTAGCTTTGATCTCATCAATAAGGGCTCTAACTGGACCTTGTAATGTCATTGTGGTTTTACAAGAACTAGGCTTCCCACCCATGATTGTAATACGACCTTCACTAATACCGCCACCAAGCTCATAATCAAAAGTAGGAATACCAGTTCTGATTTTTCTTACAGTACACAATTCAGGAATTTCAGATCCAATTATGCTTTGTGAACCTTTTACAGATTTTATTGCCTTAACTGCTTCTTCGTAGCTTAGGCTGTTGCTAATTTGTATTGGTTTTTTAGCCATTAATTATCCTCTGTATTATTCTCTGATTGCTTGGATAGTTTTTCCATTTGCTTTAGTGAAACTTCTAAGCAGATTAGATATTTAGTTTGTAAACAAACATCTAAAGGCTTTGTAAGGGCTTTTGATTTCTGTAAGATCATTCCAACTAATTGGCCTTCGCTTACATTATTAGTTTTTTTAAATTCGAGAACAACTTGTTTTTTATGTTCTCTTGAAGTTCTGCGTTTTAAGTTATAACTCATAGTACTGTATCCCAATCTTCTGCTAGAATATCTGTTTGACTTGCTAACCAAGGGACAATTTTCAAATCATCTCCAGCTGTTTTCATCATAATATATGGAAGACATTCAACAGAAGTCCCAACTGGAATAGATGATGCCAGAGGTCGTCCTTCAGAAACAATTATATTACTTCCAGGATTAAAGAATAGAAACATTCCTTTCCCATTCCATCCAGCTCTCTGTACTTTTTGACCAGCTTTTAAATTCTCTAGTGCTTTACCAAAATTCATTCAATTTTCTCCAACAACATCTTTAATTTAGAGCTTATAATAAACTCTACTATATCTTTTGACTTTTTAACTAAGTACTTATCCACATCATCAGAAATATCACTAACGATAAGAACAGTCTCATCTTCTTCTTTTTTCAACTTACCTGTTATGACAACCATTCTACCTTCTGCTATAATTGGATCGTTAACAAATTTAGTATATGCTCTTGGAAAAATTATACAAGGTAAATTATACTTAGAGCTAGCTAGATTAAATTTACACATATTTAGTTTAGCTTTAGTTTTTCTGATCTCAATTCCACTTAAGCATCCAATTGATATAAAGTTTTCACTATCATCAAAATATTCAACATAAGATAGGTCATTTATTCCTTTAAGATCATAATCATCCATAGGGTGTCTAGATATATAAAGACCTAAAGCATCAATTTCATATGATAAATTATCTTCTTTCATTGAAGTTTTTATTATACATGAATCTATATAAGAGTCAAGAGAAATCCCATTATCAAAAATAGTTCTATATTTAATATAATCTTTTAAGATGCTAATAAAATTAAGAATAGATGGGATACTTTGAAGCATTGACTCTTTATTATAACCTAACTCACTAAAACAACCAGCTTTAGTATATGATTCTAACACCTTAGAATTAATTAGATCTAAATTTCTTCTTATAAAATGACCAACACTTTTATAACCACTTTTTGGTTTTCTTGTAATTATTTTTTTTGAAACCGTCTGACCAACACCTTTAATAGCGCCAAGACCAAACAAAATCCCAGTATCACCAAGGATACTAAAGCCATTATTGCTTTTGTTAATATTTGGGGAAATAACTTCATATCCTCTTTCTTTTATAGCTTTTATATAGCGCCTAACATCATCAGTATTATCAGCGTCAATAGACATAGCAGCAGTGAAAAACTCAAGAGGATAATATTTGGAAAGCCATGCGGTTTGACAGGTTATAACAGAGTAGCAAATTGCATGTGATTTATTAACGATTGATACCCTCGGTTTCCCGATATTTATTAGGGGTCTAGACTATACAATCATCCTTTATAGGATGCTCCTTGGTAGTCGTTGAGAGCTTCTTATAACAACATTAATATATGATAGTATTAACTGTCCATAAGCTATCTCTGCTGATTGCCCAATACTCAAGATTGTTACACTTTGGTACTTGAGGCTCTAAGGGGGTTCCAGCATATTCGGAGTTTACTACAAAAGATTACTCTTCTGCGGGGCCGTAATAATTTTTAAATTTTAAATATTTTCTTTCTAAATAGACAATTGCATCTTTGTATAAATAATTAAAAAAATTTACTAAATCTTTTTTATTACTTATAACTAAATATTTCATATAATCAGTTTTTGATTTTTTATACCTACATTTTATATCTATGAGACATTCTTCAATATCATTTAATATATCTAATGTTCCTATTATTGATGCTTCAAGTTGTACATATGAATATCTTTTAGTTGAACCTTTTGGGATTCCACTTTTATTATATGTATAAACAGATCCATCACCATCAAAATATCCACGTATAAAATGTCTTTTTAGGTTATTAGGAATATTTGGAATATGCATTTCTGTATTATTTCTCCCTAATTCATTAAGCCGATTACACATATATTTTTTACAAATTACTATACGACTCATATTTTTGCTATTTTCAAATCCACCAGTACTAACATTTTTTATAGTACCTTTATATTCAATTGTGTTTGAAAATTTTATAACATGATCTTTATCAATAGTCTGTATACATATAAACCATGGTGCTTTTTGTGCTGAATAACCATCAGCCCATAAATAACCTAACCAATATGCTTTTTCTTCATTGTCTATTTTATCAAAATATTTTACATTAACTTCTATCATAAGTTGCCTCCAAGATTAAACTAAACTTGTTAATAACTTATCCAGAAAATTATTGTTTTTATAACCCATATCCACTAAATCCTTCTATTTGGTCAAATAAAATATCAAGATCTTCCTCTTGGTATCCTTTCTTCTTCCCGCCTTCAATAAATGAAACTTTTAACTTTGCCATCTCTTCAGGTAATTTCTTTCCCATGGCACGTCTAGCATTATCACCTTCAATTTCATTATAGCCACCAATCTCTGTGAAGCATTTAATACATTGTTCTTGATAGATTAATAACCCATAAGAAGTATAGCATATCTCCCAAACCTTTTCAATAAGAGCCTGGTCTTTTAAGTTATATTTAAACTTCTCATCTTTAAATTTAGCATTAACATACTGATCTACCATTCCCATAGACATAGGTCCAGGGCGTAAGCTTTGAAAATTATATTTATAGTTATTAACAATTGTAGAACAAATATAAAGGAGTAATATATGGCAAACAGCCCATCAAAACAACAAGTAATAATTGAATTAATGGATATTTATACTAAGTTTGGCAAAATCACAGAACCTTTAATCAAAGAGTATTGTACTTTTTCAAGAAGACCTATAAGAACACATTTTGGAACATTATCAAATCTTTTAAAAGAAATGAATATTGAAAACAAAATAGAACACAGACCATCTCCAACCAAAGGCAAGAAAGCCAACAGATGGACAAAAGAACAAGTAACAAAGATCGTATTAGATCTACAAAATAATCATGGGTATTTCTCAAAAACATTACTAGAGCAAAGCAAATTAGTTAATCATAAGGTTATAAATAGAATATGGGGCAATTTTACAAATATGATAAATGAATTAAATCTAATTCAATTTAAACAAGAGCCTATTTATACAATAGAGCAAATTGATACTGAATTATTGAATTTATATAAAAAATATAATTCTATTTCAGTTGAAAGAATAGGAATTGATACATCCTTTCATACAATTGTTTTCTATAAACATTACAAAAGTATTGATAATTTCTATATAAAATATAATCTAAAAAAGATTATTAAATTTAAATCAGAACATAAAACAATAACATTTGTATCAAATCTATTAAATGAAAAACCAATTTTGCAATTTACTAATAACGATATTAGAAATCCAAAAACAAAAAGAAGGTTTAAAATGGATGCATATTTTGAGAATCATAATTTAATTGTAGAATATAATGGACAGCAACATTATATTCAGCGACCTTTTATCCATCAGCTTAAAGAAGATTTTGAATATCAACTTTATAAAGATAAGACTAAATATGAATTATTAAATAAACATGGTTTTAAACTTCTAATTGTTAAATATAATGACTCAGAATCAACTATAAAAGAAAATTTAGAATCATTATTAAATATTAAACTATAATTATAATGGTAGGTCTTTCAACCTACCTTATATCTTTCGATATAAAAAGGACTATATCATTCAGTAGTTTAAATACTACTTAGCGGGGTTACATTATAAAATTACTAATATAATGCTCGGTTATCCGATAGTCTCTGAGGGTGAACCTAATCGGTTCGTCCCTGCTGATTGCCCATTGTTACATCTCTATAATTTTTAGAGTTCGCTACCTTATTTCTAGGTAGTATTCTATATAGAGCTTTAGGGTATTCCAGCATATGACCCACTTTTATTTCCACCTTACATGTTGATGGAAGTTAAGTCACTGATCTCGTTGATATTCTGTGGTTTACATTTAGGTAAATAAGCAGCAGCAGTTCCGTCAAATTGGAAAACAACTGTTACATGTCCATTGTTTAATAGCTCATATATACCAGGATCATTAACATCAATATTCTTGATATCAATATCAACTCCTTTGTTTTCCTTAATTAACTTAACAGTTTCATGAATGATATCAAGTGTTTTTAACCCAAGGATCTATTTTGTTACTTGTGTTTTTATTTTTTCTATAATGTATTCTTTATCTTTAGGCTCAGTGTAATCAAAGTGAATAATATTAATATTATTAAAATCTAATAAAGCATCTTTAATTTTATCAAGTTTCTTTCTATATAAAAATTTACTTTCATTTTTATGAAAATATTTAATATATTTAAAGTGATATTCACCATCATATTCTACTGCAAGATTATATTTTTTAAAATAAGCATCTACATATAAATTATTATTAGTTATAGGATTTCTTAACCAATCTTCAGTCCATTCAAAAGAAGGTATTTCTTCTAGATATTCAGATATAATATTAATTATGTACCTTGCTTCACCAGAAGATTCACTTTCTTTATTAATTCCTAATTTCTTATAAATCTCATACATACTTCCAAAGCGATTAATAAGTGTGACAGATGAAAAATCACATACTTCATCTTCTGCTTGACTTAAGTCCACACTCTCTCATAAATTCTATATGTGAACCAAATAATCTATCAACAATTGTTTGAGAAAACTTACCATTTTCTCTATATAATGTTGCATTTAAAAATCCAAATTTTTCATTTAGATATTTAGCATCTGAAATTAATTCTTCTTTTGTTGCATCCATACGAGAACAAACAATAGGGATATTTAATTCTTTCAACATTTTATTCCAAGATCCAAAAAGTCTATTTATTGGGGCTCTTGAGAATCTACCATTAAGTAAATAAAAATCTCTATTAAATTCTTTTTTATTGTTTTCGTATACAGACAGAACATCTAACTCTAAATCTATTTTGCTTATTTTATTATAATCACCTTTAGCCATTATAGCCTCCTATATAGTCCTAACATTTCATATGTTAATAACTATAGTCCGAGGGTATCACACAGACTAAATCATTTCTGTTTAGTTCTTTATGTCTCCATAAAGTACAGACTATACCACAATCCTAAAAGGATTCCCATTGGTAGTCGTTGGGGCCTTATTTACAAATGTAAATCTATGCCTGCTGATTGTCCAATCTTTAGAATTTTTACACTTTGGTATCTAAAGCTCTAAGGAGTTTCCAGCATATTCTGGGTTATTCAATATATATTACTATATAAGGCGACAATTTTGTTTATCGAATTTTAGTAGGCCACCAGCTTCAACATCTTTCATATCAAACTGAGAAAGAATTACTGCATTATCTTTCTTAGCTGAAATCATCATAGGAATATGGCTGGTTGTACTTACATCAGATATAATTCCAGCAGATGCATGAACACTAAGACTATTAGGTAACCCTTCAAGTTTACGAGCAATATCAATAACATGTTTTACTTCTTTATTTTTGATAATCATCTCTGCAAACTCTTTACTTGCATCAATACTATCTTGAATTGTTACTCCAGGAAGCTCTGGAATATTTTTGGCTATCTTATTTTGTAGCTCTATAGAATACCCCAGAGACCTTGCAGCGTTTCGTATCGCTCCCTTAGCACCCATTGTTCCAAATGTAGCAATTTGCCCACATCTATCTTGTCCATATTTGTCAGATAGATATTTAAAAACTAACTCTCTTTTACTTTGAGAGAAGTCTAAATCAATGTCACAATATGATCCAGGAGACTTAATCTTTTGAAGTCCAGTAGGCTTATCATCAGTAATCCCAAGAACCCACAATAATAAAGACTGTACATTATTGCCACGTTTAATAGTAGTAGCTACTTCACTTACTAATTTATCATCAATGCCTTGCAATGTTGCATTTTTAATTTCAGTATATAATTGTAAACGATCTTCTTGCGTTAAATCTTGAAATCTAGCTGCATCTTTTACGCAATTAGTTAAGTTGTTTTCTATATGATACTTAATCATTTTCAACCTTAAAGAATAAGCTACAACAGCATTCCTCTGTTTCAATTAGCTTTTTGCATGGGCAAGAATAATCAATATCTCCCTCATGGCCAGGAGCACAAGGACAGAATCCACCATTCATATAGAGTCTTTTTTTAACTGCTCTAACTAATTTTTCATTAGGATTAAGCTGTAGCATTTTCTACCGGAACTCTTATTAAATCATAAAGACTACAAAAGGCTTGGACCAACTGTTCTTTTGTATAGTTTCCATCAGTGCATGGCAGTGACTTAACTGCATCTTCAAAGTTTAAAACTAGTGTATTTAATTCACCTGGAAAGTTATTTGTTGCTTCTTCTACTTCAATAGGGTCTTGGACTTGTGACTTTCTATTTCCAATACCTAATGATACCTGTACTTTACAATATTTCTGACTCATTTTTACTATCCTTTCTTGACTATATTCCAGTCACCCATTTCAAGTTCATTTTCATCTACTTCAATTTCAAGCTTATATGTTTTTATTTTATAGTGCCCGCCATAGATACCATCTCCAAGATAATGATCTTCAGTACCAATTTCAAATTCATGGATATAAGAGTCTAAAACTTTATAATCTTTATATCCATTTTTTAACTTTGTCCCTTTCTTGATCTGCTTTCTTGCATCTTCTACTTTAACTAATATTTCTTTAGCCATTATTTACTATCCTTTTTAAGATAATTGCGACAATTACCTTTATTAATGTCCACACATGCTTTATAAGTTTTATACTCACCATAAACAAGGTCCAATCCAACATCAAAGTTAGCACTACATCTAGCAGGACACATTGGATTATTTTTTTCTATAAAGTTCATACATTCAATACATATTGTCATTTATTAATTCTCATAATATTTGTTCCATAGATCAGACACCAAAATCATATTGCTTTTTAAATTCTTCAAACTGCTCTTCTGTATTATCATCACCATATATAGCATGATATTGTTTATGTACTTCTTTTGCTAATGGGACCCCAAGAGGGTATCTATTGTGTACAGTAAAAAATCTTTCTTTAAAAATAGAAAGCTCTTCTTCAGTATAATCTGATATTTTCGCTTTTATACTAAGATTAAATTCTTTTACTGCTTCATCTAATATTTTATTAAATGAATATAAATGATGAATTTGATCCGCCCTTTTACCAGTGATCGCGCATTTAGACTTATATATATTTGATGATTTATAATACCAGCCAGCAGTTTTTAGTTCTCTCCTAAGATATCCATGAATAGAAGAAATACCGCCTTTCCAAGTAGCATTATCACTGCCTCTTTGTCTAGATGAAATATTTTCATTATTGCATAGTCTACATGGAAACTTATAAGTTCTTAGTTTATTATAAGATACTTCTTGGATAATACTATCATGGGTATTACATCTAAATTTTAATTTTGTCCTATCATTTTTATATGTAGATAAACTATCAAGTAAAGTTAGATTATGTTTTTCAAATTCATTTTGTATAGATCCTTCATCCATTCTTCTTTTAGAACCAGTTTCTTGAGAAGCGCATTTTTTACATTTATGAAATCCATTTTTATCAAAATTATTTAAGGCATTATCATATGTTGTTGAATAATATCTAAAACAAATATCGCACATATACTCAATAACTGAATCATTTTTCCTTGTTAAATCAGATACTTTTACTAAAAACTCTTTATTATATTCGGAAAATTTATATCCTTTATTAATAAAGTATGTTTTATTCCTTGGAGACCACCTAAGAACCACATTATTTGTTATCAACATATTAACCTCATTCAAAGTCATATTGGTTACATCTTACATGTTAATAACTAGTCATCAAAAAATTGGTACAAAAGTGACCGCCCAGGATTCACAGCCCTTGCAAATAATAAGTCATATTTAAGTGGATCTACTTCAGTGATATCAGTTAACCAGCTAACTATACTCCCACCCATTGAACCTCGACCAGGACCAACAGGAACATCATTGTTCTTAGCCCACTTACAATAATCAGAAACTATAAGAAGATAGTTCTCAAGATCAGCCATATGTAACATACCAAGCTCATATTCTAATCTTTCAACATACTCTTTCTTAGTATCAAGACCTTTAGCTTTTAATTCAGTGAAACAGACATCTCTTAAGTGTTCATATACATCTTTGTCTTCATTCGGCAGATCATACTTTGGAAGGTAGTATCCTTCAAATTTAAAATCAACTTTGCATTTATCAGCTATCTCAATAGTATTGGCTAATTCATCAGGGTTAAACTTTATTGCCATCTCAAGTGGACTAAGAATATGAAACCCTTTTCCCATAAAAGAACTATCTTTTTCTCCACCAGAAGCATAAGAGATGTTTTTAAATATTCCATGAAACTCTTGGTCATCAATATTCTCATAATGAGTATCATTAGTTGCTATAACTTTAATACCTTTTTCTTGGCCATAGTTTCGATACCAATCTCTAATAACATCTTCTTCTGCAATTCCATGATTCATGATTTCAAGATAAAAATCATCTTTAAATATGTCATGTAATGAAGTAAGCTCTGCAACTGCTAAGTCTATTTCATTATTAAATATTAATTGTCCAGGCTTACTAAAACAACAAGCGGTAGAGATAATTAAACCATCACTCCATTGAGCTAGCCTTTTCATATCAATTCTAGGCTTACGAAAGAAGCCATTTACATAAGACCAGCTAGTTAATTTACATAGGTTCTTATATCCTTCTGCATTCTTAGCATATGCCATTAAGTGATAGTTTAGCCCTTTGTCTTCAGCGTCATCTGCATAATAGAATTCAATAGCACATATAGGTTTAATATTATGCTTCTTCGCTTCTTTAGCAAGCTTCATCCAGCTATGCCCATTCCCATGGTTAGACACACATACAGCAGGTAATTTATATTCAACTGTTTTCTGTACTAGTTTATCAATTTTAAGACAACTATCTCTAATACTAAAGGCATCATGTGCGTGAAGATTCACGTAGTTACTCACTAGAATACACCAGGAATCATTTTTCTTAAATCATTAAATAATGGATTCATTAATTCTCTCATCTGAGGAGAAGCAGTATTTGCGTCTCTAAGCTCCTCTACATTCATCCAAGAACGGAAGTTAGTATTAATCCATATTTCAGTCTTTGCTGCATTAGGAAGTACATCCCTAGCTTGCTCAGGGCGCCAGCCATTCTTAAGCAGGCTGCAATAATGTTGAGCAGATGTTACACATGAATATGCCCAAATATAATCAGGGCAGAGTTCATCAGGAGTAGAATCATATACCCCATTTTTTAGAGCAACAATATGATGCAAATCTTCTAATAATTTTTTAGATCTACCATCATCTGGAACTTCTACTTCAAACGGCTCTATATTACACCAGCTTGGTATAATAAACTCAATACAGTCACCATATCCAACATAGCGTTGTGACTCTTGAGCAAATGAAGCAATGCGATGCCTAACTAATTCATGTGTAAAAGCACGACTAGCAATAAACTTAACCGCAAAAGAAGCAAATTCAAGCATTGCAGTATGTCCATTTTTAATAAGATGCCTAATAAGAGCTTCATAACTAGTATCAGTAATTCTATCTTCAGTCTTATAACATAAGCGAGCTACTTTCTCAATATGTTTTAATTTTTCAATACCTGTCTGCCCAAGCATATCAATTTCATACGATGATTTAATAAATCTAATTTTCATCTTGCATCTTCCTTAATTCGTCAGCAAAATCAATCATAACTTCTTTCTTATCAACAACTTCATAATCAGCTTTATAGTACATCCAATTGGGCTCATCATAAACATCTGTGCCTTCCATTTGACTAATCTCACAATCAACTAGTTTACATGTCTCTCTTAGTGATCTAGCAATTGCTTCAAATAGGAGTATATACCAAGCAGCTTCTTTACATTTACGAGATATCTTTAGACTATAAGTACGAAGCTTTTTATCATGTTGTATTTTCCACGTCCACGTATAGTTCTCATCATCTTTGTCAATCTTAACACTGTCAAAGATATACTTATATTTATATCTCTCAATTAATTCTTCTTCACTTGGTCCCATTAGTCTTCATCTCCATCATTGTAGAAAAGGTCAACTTCTTCTAGTGCTTGTTCTATATTATCAAGACAATCTTCTAGATAACCAATAGGCCCCAACAGATCTTGCTTGTGCATTTTATCAATTAACTTCTCAATATCAGATTTAATTTTCTCTAATTTCTGCTTCATATATAATCCTCTAAAATCTTTTCTATATTTTTAAATTTAGTATATGGAATTCTTAACAACTATAATTAAATCAATTATCACTACGTAATTTATTTAATTTATCTTTCATTCACCATACCATGAATCCTCTTCGTCTTTGCAGTGCAAGCAGTACCAAATTTTTTCTTCAGCATCATAATCTAAATACTTATTACAAATTTTACACCTTGGAATTACTCTCACTTCTTATCCTAATAAAGCAGTTATAACAATAAATGTAATCTGTAAAATAGGGAGAAGATATTTTCCGTGAATTAGTTTATTTAAAAATTCTATCATTTTTTAATTCCTTTAATTATATTATAAATGTACTCAGGAGCATTCTTATCTCCATCAACATCTGTTGTTATTATATTACTATAGTAAAGAAGTCTTCTTAGTTCTCTATCTAAGCCTTTAGCCTCTTTTTCATTTTGGTTTCTGCCAATATTAACATAAGGCTTAGTTCTATTAATAAAGAAGTTATAATTGACATATTCGTCAAATGTATTTTTTACTAATGTATTAAATGTATTACTTTCATCTTTATTATAAAGTATGGACAGAAGAAGTGGACTATCAGTAATAGCATATTCTGCATGACCTACAAGCCTTTTAGCACGTCTTTGTTGTTTTCCAAAGATATAGATTTGGTCTGATAAGGTCCCAAAATGACCTTCATACACTTTCTCTTTAGCGTATTCAGTTATAAGTTCAACACTTTCTCCAGCAGATTTCATTTCAAAGAATAGGCCAGCAGCAGTTGTTGAGTTATGTGTAACAGTAAAATCGGCCAATAAAAATAAATGATCTTTAAATTATTCATTAATATTTCCTTTACTATAAATTATTTTCATAGATATTAAAATAACTTCCAAGAATATACTTATCGCATTAACTAATATAATGGCAAAACTATTTATTTGAATACCATAAAATAACCAAAATAATAACCCTATAGTAAGTGTAGCCATTTGTACTAAAGATAAGTCTTCTACAGATTTAGTTCTATATACTTTTACTAAAAGTGGTAATGTGGATATAACTATTAATACAGTTGCAATAAGTTCAATCATTTAAGCTCCATAAAAAATATAAGAGGAGAAATACTCCTCTCTAAAAATTAAGAATTCCTAGTAGCGTGTGCTTTGAATGCTCTAATAGAATGTTCTGAAACACTTGCAAATCCTTTAGCTTTAAAGTATTCACTAAGGGCTTTATTGTTTACTTTAGCATCAAGTTCTAGGAGCAATCCAACAACTTCTCTTGGGGTTAATATTGTTTTTGACATTTGTTTTTCCTTTATAATAAATTATTTAAAATTTGTTCAGCTTCTTCATATGTTTCACCAACTCCAACGATAAATCCTGAAATTGATGCATCTCCAACCAAAGAGGAATTGTCGTCTGTTCTAACAACGTAATGCTTCTTCAGTGGGACTGATATAATTATCAATTTTTGTTGCATATTTTCTAGCTCTTTTAGGGGCATTCCCCTTATGGTATCTATGATATAAAAATGCTATTCCTTTAATAAATAAATAAGGTTTACCTGTATCCGCACATATTTCATATCCAACACCTTTTTTAATTAATCTGTCTTTATGATTATTCTTGTTTGTAATTCTTATATTGCGCTTGATGCCATATTCTGTTTTCTTACCAAAAGACATTACAAAACTTTCAATTTCAATAGTAGTTCCATAAAGGAAATAAAACAATTTATTTAAGTAATGAGGAACTTTGATTTTATTATCTATCACTAAATCACTTATATCTAAATGTTTATCCATAAATAATGTTGTAAGCATATTATCATAAATCATTCTATCCATTAGTAGATAATCATATGGAAATAAATTCCTAAATTGAATATAGGTTTTTATTTCATTATGAAACTCTTTAACAAAATTAGATGTGATAGATACTCCATTAACAATCAAAGACCTACCTTTTACCTTAACATCATATCCTAATGCTTTACAACTTAACGCTACATTAGTAAGATGCTTACTTTTTTTTGTAAATTTTTTTGATAAAATAGCAAAGTCTAAAGACTTCTTTTTGGCAGCATAATCTGTACTAGTCCATAAATTTTCTTTTGTAAGGGTTGATCTTATCATATGTAAAGTAACTGGTTTTTCATCTTCCCATAAAGTGATATGACTCCATCTAAGTGTTTCAAAAGATTCAACTAATACAAAAATCTCTACGCCTTCTGGTAATCTTTCCTTAAGCTTGCACATATCTTCAATAGGAATAAATTGATAAGATCTAGCTTTCTTATACTTCATTAGGACTAATAACTGATGGCCCTGAGGAATTATTAATTGCATACCACAACATCTTTGATACGATAACCATGCTCAGAGCAAAATTGCATTAAGGCGATTATCTTCTCTGCATCATCTATATGCATTAGAACATCTTTCCCATTAATCTCAATAACAACACCTTCTAATTTTTTAATTAAGTTATCATCCTCTTTATTGTCAGGAATTACTGGAAGAGGACTTGGATCATGGATAACAGTTTCTACCTCGTCTTCAACAATAGCTATCTCATCTTCAATAACAATAGTTTCAGTAACAGGGATTTCATCAGCTACCAGTGTTGAAGCTTTGCTCTCCATAATCCTATCAACAAAGTCTTGCATAACACTAGCTATTTGTGCATCATCAGCTGAAGATGTAAACTGAATATACTCTTTGCCTTCTTCGTATTTAGGTGAGGTAGCTAAAAATATCAAACAATCATCATCTGAGCCTGTATAACTTTTATTATTATCTAGTGAATACTTTGTATATTTCCAGAATTCTGCGTCTATCCCTTGATCAAGAATATCAAATAATGCATCCCATTTAGAATGATTTAATTGTCTTCCAATTATTCCAATACTTAACATTAAATATTTCCTTTATGCTCTACTCTAGTACTACTATTAACACTATACAAAATTTCTTTTATAACAGTCAATACTTTTTCTAGTTTTGTTTTATGTTGAGAGAAAAACTCTCTAATAACTTCATATATTTGAAATCTTTCCATCAATTGACGAACTCTTTTATTCTTATCACTATTTATAACAATAGCTTCAACACTCTCTTTAGAGGGAGCTTTAAGGTTTTTCTTTTTACAGTCAGCTAAATAATCTCCAACTAGTTTATATTTTTCAGCCTTAAATGTACTTTCAGCTTGAGAAGAAACAACATAAAGAGTACTAAAAGCATTATAAGCTTTTTGATATTTATTACCTATGTCTATGATTGATTGCTGCATTACTCTTGGCTCACAAGGCAGAGATGGAATTTTAACTGTTAATTCTTCTTGCCATTCAAGGAGAGTTAATCCTTCATAAGTAATTTCATTAATATCAATATCCTCTAATTCAACTTCATTTTCTTCTTCCATTACTTCTCCTTATTGATAAATAACATATAGCTCTGGCTATATAACTTGTTTACAGCTTCATTTTCTTCAAAAGTACATTCATCACTTAATGGTCTAATTAAATGTTTAATAAAAGAATCAGGATTTTCAGAAAAGTCTTTCTTGTTAATTTTTTTTTCATTTTTAAGTATCTGACTATTGTAAAACTTATTTATTGTTTCTGCGCTATCTACTTTAAATTTATTTTGCAGCTTACTAATAATTAGATAATCATTATCTTCATTTGTAAGATATAATATATTGTCTTTTAAAGCTACAAGAAGAGTATCTAACTTTTTACCACTTAAATTTTTAAATAATTGGAAAAGATAATAAAACACATTATAGTCAATATGATGATTAATTTTTTCTTTAAGTGTTAATATTTTACTAGATGCATACTTATTTAAATAAACAAGCCCATAGCTGGTAAATTGAATACTATTATTAGATATAGTAATATATCCATTGAAGAATATATCTTCTCCAGCAGCACTTGTAGCACTTAGATAGACACTATCATTTACATTGATTGACACTTTAGTATATTCTAGTTCAGGGATAGTTAAATTAAACTTATCAATAGCAACAGCTTCATCATAATTGTTCGAATATAAATCTTTAATTCCAATTTCACATAACCCAAATTTAGTTTGGCACTCTTTATAAATTAGAGTTGACCCTAAATCTAAGCAAATAAAGCTATCACTAATGATAGCCTTATTCTCAGATAGTCTTTTTGGCTTAATAATCTCTAGTGCCTCTAAAAACATATTATAGGACTAGAAAATCATAAGTAAATTGGAGAGTGCTAGGGTTATGACAAACAACTTCAGTATAATTCTTAGTCTGTCTAACTTCTTTTATATTAGCAACAAAAGAGACATAAACTTCTTTGTCTAAAGATATACCATCTCTAACAAGAACTGATGACCTACTCTTGCCATCCTTTAAAAATTTATCATAAACGACTTCTGCTTTTTTATCTTTAAGGATTAATTTTACATTACGTCCATTAACATCACATGTAAAAGCGATAACTTTTTGAGAAGTTGTATCCTTAATAACATTCCCTGGCTCAACGCTTTTAATCTTGGCAACATTTACTTCAATAGTTCCTAAACTCATTTTATTTTCCTTTTTAGTAATTGTTTTATATTGCTTAGTGTGATTACTTTCATTTATTTTTTAAATACTCGCAAAGATCATCATAAGATTTAAATTTTTCTTTAACTTCTAATGCTAATTTTTCTCTGTCTGTATTGTTGTTTTTAAGAAAATATTCAATAATATTATTTCTAGAAATAACTTCCATTTTACAGATAGGACATTGTGAAGAGGGAAGATTACAATTTAGATCATATTTCTCACATAAGTCATAAATAGTATATTTGTCATTTCCATCATCTTTATTTAAAGACAATGCTATTACAAGATCTCCTTCTGCTTCAGTAAGCCATTTTTCTACATAAGAAGTATTATCGCGAGTCTGATCTTCTTGTAATAGTTTATTATATCTTGTAATATTCTTATGTAATGTTCCTAGTAGGTCGTCTATGCTTGCATCTTTTTTTCTTTGCTTTAAATGGTCTTGGCACATAATATGTCCAACAACACATTCATACATGCCAACATCATCAACAGAACAGTCAAATCCTGACTCTACTGCACCACAAATATCACAAATATAACTTGAACTACTTGAATTTGTTACAAATGATTTCCTAAATTTCATAAATCACCCATCATACCTTTCTTCAGCTTCAATCTCAATATATTCTGCACCATTTGCTTTTTCTGCCATTAAACGCTCTATTAGTGTGTCAATATTAATACAAAGATTATCAGACCCTTCATCAATAATAGCACTTTTATTTGTAGACATTACAATATAACTTGAACTACTACTATTTGTAACAAAACCTAATCTAGTTTTCATTTTTGATCCTTATAAATTTGTTTATATTGTTCTTGAGTTTTCTTCCATGAATCACATCGTACTCTTTGTAAAATAGCAGAATCCTCTTTTAAACCAGAAGCTTTAGCAACATCCTTAGTCAAGAAAGAGATTAGCTTCCATCCATCATTAAGTAAAATATCTAATACCTTCATATTAAATCTAGCTAATGGGACATCTAACGACTCATGTTTAATTGAGATGATACTATTAATTTCTTTTGTAATTTCTTTTATCTTTTTTGCAACTACATCATCTGCAATTTTAATAATTTCGGCATGTTTAAAGTTATAATAGTCATCTAGATTTACTATAGGCTCTGGTTCTTTTAGTGTTTCTTGGCACATTTCATATAGAAGATTTGCATCACTAATAGGAGTTGAAACAATTGTGTTAGGTTTATTTTCCCATAACTTATCAATAACAATTTCAACATCAGCATCTTTTGATGCTTCTGGCGTTTTAGCATGTAGTTCAGGAAAGCAATCTGGACAATCTTTTCTTTTTCTTGATTTATGCTTTTCACATTCACTCATAGAGGTGGCTCCCATTTATTAAAAAATTCTTGTACTTTTGTATATCCATATGACTCTTGGGTTAAGATGATACGTAGCTCTCTCAATAAAGCTACTGCATCTGTTTCTCTGTCAGTTAATGTAAAGCCAACACAAGTTATACCTGTCATACTAGATAAACCCAAATACCAGATTCATTATGCCCAAGACATTTAGTTAAATACCCATGTAGTTTATTTAAACGTTTATCTTCTTGTTCATCAAATTTATAATTATAACTAAAGTCAATAAATTGAAATCCAGTTTTAGCATCAAAAACAATTTCTTTCCATGCATCTACAACATACATAGAATCAATAAAAGAGCTATCTAACCAATTTTCAACTTCTTCCCAGAAATAAAATGCTCTTACTTCTAGATCTGGTTTATTATACTCAACACTCACTTTATTCTCCTTTATTTACTAGACACCCACAGCATCTAATCTCATCCAAAATCTCTCCACACCAATGAGGGAATTTCCCCCAGCTAGCATGAATTTCTTGTGCTTTGTAATATCCTTTAGTAAACTTATATTTACTAAGATCTGCTCCATATTGCTCAGCTATATCTTTAGAAGAGAATCTCATAGGAGTTATAATGCTATGCTGAGTAGACATAGCGTACCAAGGAATTGGTTTTGTAACATCGCCTACTATCCTAAGACTAGTTCTATGATTCTTGTTATATTCATTTGCAACGATAAGTCTATCTTCATCACTAGGAGCTTCTGTAATCATACCTAGACTAAAATGTAAAGTATGCTTACCTTCTTTTAACAATTTAAGAATATCTTTATCATAAGTTAATGACTTAGTTACAAATACACCTCTTAGATTTTCCTTTGTAAGATTTTCGATAATCCTTTTAGTGTTGGCAATATTTGTTTCTCCAAGAAATGGATCGCAAAGCTTACCGACTCGTATAAATCTATACCCCTGCTTAACGGTCTTCTTGCATGACTTAATAAATTCTTTTTCATCAAACTCCCTAACTTCTACATTTTCATAAAAATCTTTTTTATACGATACTCTTGCAGCATAGCACCCTACACAATGATTGGTACAGCCAACACTAGGATCAATACTTCTTGAACAAGCTAAGTTCCCTTTTGTGTTTGGAAGGATTGTAATTAAACTCATAGATTAGTATCCAATTCATATACATAAGAACTAGGCGTTTTGCTAGTTTTCAATCCAAACAAGTTAACATTTAGCCAAGCATGATGAGTACCATCGTCTACTGAACTTATTGTAGCAGGAAATGCATAATCAGTTTTTACAACATCTATACCATTTTTAGTCCCAAAACATCCAGATAAAGCTTCTTCAGTAAATCTAAAATAATCATACGGATAGGCATGAATTGGAAATGTTGAATGAGTTTGAACAAAAACAGCACCACCATATTTTAAGACTTTACTTATTTCAAAGGCAGCTAAGTGTGGGTATTTAAAATGCTCAAATGAAGAACAACTAATTATGATATCATATTGTTTTGTCCCAATAATTTCGGATAAGTTATGTATATCAGCAATAAAATCTACATCTTCTCCATGCTCTATATCTGTTCCACTAAATTCAATTGCATGCGGAACCCATTCTTTATGCATTGTAGATCTATCTTCTTGTGATCTCTTAACACCTAACTCTAATACTCTTGGACTTGTCATACTTTTACAATGTGATAAAAATAAATCTAAGGCACATGGAGATTTAGTCCCATCATATGTATTCATATTTGCATATTGCATTTTACTCATAAGCTTTTTATTACCTCTTCATATAAATCTATAATTAATTGTCCGTTATTTTTATACGTATATAATAAATTAACAGTATCTTTGGCGTTAGAAGATATTGAACTTCTTTTTTCTGCATCATCTATTAGGCTGTCTAAAATAGGTTTCCATTTTTTAGTATCGTTAATTAAAACTCCATGTAAAAAACTTACAATACTATTGCTATATGGATACACATCTGATCCAACAAAGCAAGTCCCCATAGAGCTAAACTCTAGCCATTTAAGATTAGATTTACATTTATTAAATTCGATATCTTGCAAGGGAGCTACAGCAATATCAATATTAAGGTTATATAATGTCTGAAGATAGTCATCAACAGGAACCCATTTAATGAATTCATCTTCAAACCCAGGGATAGGATTATATCCAACAAAAACCAATCTACATTTGCCTTTTAAACTACGAAGGGCATCAACTAATCTAAAATCAAAATCACCCTTATGTGTATTACCACACCACATTGCTTTGCCATTTCTTCTAACATAAAGAGTATGATAAGGAACAGTTACGCAATAAATTCTACCAGAATAATCTATCTTAGAAATATTATTTGGCCTAACAACGGCATCAAATTTTTTATTGCTAACACTTAACATATAGTTATCATAGTTAGCGATAATATCTTTTCCTTTTATTTTTCCATTCATTTTTCCTCTATTAACTATTGAGGAATATTTACCTAATTTCAATACTATTTCAGACATATTATCTATAAGCTTTTTTGAAGAGCTAATAAATCTTATTCTTCCATTTTTTTCTACATGCCCATTACCATTTATCATCCAAGAAAAAAGAATCTCTAACTGTCTTTTAGATACATTTAATAATTCAGTTGGGATAAATTTCTCTACGGCTTTTCCAAATAAAGTAAGGTAGCTCCATAATTGTCTGTTAAAAATTCTTAGATTTGTGCCTTCTTTTGCATAAGAATACTTCCAGTTATATTTTATTGCAATATCTTCAATCTCTTTTAAATAATTATTTTTTTTATGTTGAGCTAATCCAATTTGCATTAACTTATTTTTATCTAGAGTACTACACCATCCTTCAGTCACCCAAAAGCCAAAAAATTTTAACCAATCATCCATCTCAATTTTTTGATCTGGATAATTTACTATTTTATGAGATGCACTTTCTGTTGATTGTACTGATGGTAAAATAAAATATTCTACATCTTCTTTGATATAAATACAATCCCTTTTAATATAAAAATTACTATTAGAAATATCTCTCATTTCATGAAATTTGTAATTTAGTTTTTTATTATATGTATAATCAAATAAAGAAGCATATATATTATGATTACCAGTAACACAAAAGTCAATATTTTTATTGTTGCAAAGATACATATCACCAATAAATTCTTTATCAACATATTCCGAAGGTAAGTGATATTCTAATTGATTTGTTTCAGGATTAAGCGTTGCAACCTTCTCAGTCCTGTTAAGATCTTTAAAAAACTTCCATCCTTCTTCTGTTAAAATTTCAGTTTCTTCATCATAACAATCAGTTCCACAAAAAGCAACTGTTACTTGGTCAGATGGAGCCCTATCAGGAAAAACATCTTCTAGAAAATTAGGTATCTCATGGATATTATCATGGAAATTTTCTTTAATAAAAAATTCTTTTAAAGGAGCAGTAGAAACAACCATTCCATCACATAGCTTAATAATTGCTTTTGTTTCTTTTAAAATTTTAGATGTATAAGCTGAAGATGCTTTATTAGATGATGGTATATTCCATAGGTTATCGTCAATATCATATAGAACTTTTTTACCTTGAGACTGTAATCTAGGTATCTCTTCTAAGAAATAAGGATTAGTAGCTCTTTCTAATATAACAATATCACAATCATCTCTTAAGCTATCTTTTATTTTATACCCAGGACTTGATTCCATACCAAGAAATCTAGCTGGAAGCTTACTTCTATAATGATAACAACCATCATTGTCACCACCAGCGAAAAATAATTTCTTACTTAAGATCATCATACCCTCTAAACTTACAGTAATGTTGACATGCACATTTAAAATGTAAACACATTAAAGTAAATGCTCCTAATAGCCAACTAATACCAGCTACAGCAAGTGCAATAAAAATATATGCTGAGATATTAAAGTATTCCATCATCATCCATTCAATGGACAGCGCAAACCAAAAAGAGCAACACAGTTGACATACTGCCAAATATCTAAGCTTACCTTTAAATGTTCTTAAAATCCAATCCCTAATAAATGCTGGTCCTTCACTATATAAAAATCCTGAAGATATAGTAAAAACAGTTAGACATAGCATAATAAATGTAATCATGAAATAAGCTATCATTTTTAATTACCTTTAATCAATTGTAAGTAATTATAAACTAATGCATCAAAGGACTCTTTTGTATCAATTGCAACGCCACCAGTTGCATCAGTAATTGCAACCATATTTTTCCCATCAATATCTTCATAGAACTCTGCTTCAAAGCAAGCTGGTGGAGCACACGAACATGACAATACTTTTACATTTTCTCTCATTTATCACCTGTAATTTCTTTTAATTTTTTAAGTGCTTTATCTAAATCTGTACAAACTATCGACACAAGCATTTCTTCTGTTCTGTATTCAATAGTCCACGTATCTTCATCTTTATTCTTATACCAATTAATTTCGCTCATTTTCCCTCAATATTAATTCCAACTTAGCAAGACCGTTCCAAATTTCATGACTTAAATGTAGCTCTCCGCTGTCAGGATCAATAGGATCAATAGCGCCATAAAGGATATGTCTATCTTTAGCATCATCATATCTTTCAATACCATTAGGTACTTCAAGCCAACCATGTTCAGTATATTTATCTGCCCCAAAAGTTGCTATACGAGATACGGCTAAAAGAGCTCTAGGAAAATCATTAAATAATAATCTCACCTTAACTTTACCAGCATCAAGTTTAGACCCTTTTTCATGAGCATTTCGGCCTAAAGGATCTTTTTCTATTTTCTTACTCAATATTTTTCTCCTTTAAAATATATTCATTATCACCATCAATAAAAGTAACCTTATTAGCATAAAAACTTACACTATATGGTGTTTGCCTTAAATGACTTATGTTTAAATCTTCACTTTTAATATCACATGAAGAGTCTGCAAAGTCATTTCGTTTTACAATTATATCCATCTATTTCTCCTAAAGTAACAATAAGTGACCTGTTATCTTATCTATTTCTTCTGATTTTGCTGGGCCAATTGCAATACAAGTTTTTGTAGGAACTCCATTAAATTCAGTTACTCCATTATCAGTGATTAATGAACATGGCATACCAGCAGCTCTTGCTTGTTGGTATAACTCAACAAGTTCTTCTTCACTATTACACCCAACACAAATTTTAGTGAATGAATCTTCTAACCATTGTTTAGTGATTTCACCAAATGCAACAGTACCTATAAAAAGATTACCACTACCAGAAACTTGCATGTTCTGCGTGAATACAGCAAGACTTGCATGACATCCTTGTGCTATTTGCTTCCCACGTCTCATACCTAAATCTTTTCTCATGACGATTATTTGTTTAGTACTCATTCTAATACCTTCATTCGCTCTGCTAAATACCACATACCGCCTTGTGAAGCTGGTCTTTTAAATTCAGTAAAATTTTCTATTTCAACTTGTTTCCAAATTCTACCTTTTAAAGATAAATGAGGAGCAACAGGCTCAGCACAAACATGAAAGCCAGCACGTACAGCAAACCCTTTAGTAGGAATACACTCACTACTATACCAGACATTATGTTGCAATCGAAGTTTTTTATTGATAAAGAGTGGGGCTATTTCTTTGTTCTTTAATTCTCTAAATAATTTATAAGCAAGCATTTACTACCTTTACTACAAAAGTTTTTTTTAATTTCGACATAGAATATGCCTAAAAGATATGACACTATATAAAAGCTATAAAGTGTATAAAAAGATGTGTGCTCTAAGATGAGCAAAAAGAGGGTATTGCAAAATTTATAATTAGCAGAAAGGTTCTGCAAAATTATCTACGAGATTTGTGTTTAGTGGTTTTGTTTCCTTTTAGACTTTTATGGCCAAGTTTTAAGTTGTACCTCTGATTTCGCAGAGAGCACTTATAACTTTGCCGATGAAGTCTAAAAACTAAACGCCAAATCGAGAAGCGAGCTCTTTTAGGCGAGCTTACTTAGTTTAAATAATATCAAGACGATATTATGGGTACTGCAAAATTTATGGCCCACTCAGGTTGGAGTCGAACCAACGCTTCCCATGCGCGAGGGACTCTATCTGCTGAGTTACTGAGTGGGTAAAAAGGCGGGTTATAGAGTCCCGCACTCATTACGTCGAGGATCTTATATTAGTTGTAAGGGGTAGAAGGTTTTCTGGATTGCTTTCTGCTAATCCAGAAAACCTTCGGACCCTAACAATTAGTATGGGAGCGTCGAGAGTTTTTATTAAAATTAAGTCTTATCTAAACAATAAGACTGTTAATTATCTAAATGATAAAACACTTGTTACTATTCCTACTAAAGACTTTACAATGTCTACAGTAAATACTCTAGCTTCAGGGACGAAAACCCCAAGTAGAGTTACTAAAGTAGTACACCCGGCTACACAAATGATAATAATTTTTTTATTGTTAGAAATTGTTTCTGTTATTGCCTCTGCCATTTTATTCCTTTTTAAATCTGGTTCAATGGGCAAGAATCGAACTTGCGACCTGAGTGGCAACCGCAACCTGCTCTACCTTCATCTGAGCTACCATGGAACACAAACTATAAATATTTTTTTAGTACTTCAAACTCTCTAAGGTAACCTGCTGGACTTAGATGAAGACCATCAGTAGAATTCTCGGGATTTAAAAAATATCCCCCATTATATCCTAACTTATGACAATCATAAGTTCCAGGTTCAAAAGTATATCCATTATTAGTACATAGGTCTTTAATTAAATCATTATACTGTTGGATTTTTATATTTTTGCATTGAGTATTTGAATCATGTTTAATGCTTACTGGTCTAATAGCACATACAATTATATCATCTTTAAATAAAACAGTAGACAATTTTTCAAGTAAAATTCTATAATTGCTAAATGTATCTTCAGTAGGGATAGACGAGTTAATATCGTTTATTCCTATATTAACAATTACCCGTTTTGGATTAACTCTTAATATATGTTCAATAAACTTTAATACTCCAGCTGTAACATCTCCTGCTATTCCATAGTTAAGAGCTCTATTTGTCATTAGATAAATAGAATTCCACCCTTCTGTGATGGAGTCACCAAGGAGAACAACTTGTTTTTCTGGTACTTTAGTACATGCAAATTTAACTACATTTTCTTGCCAATGGGTTGCTGGGATAGGAGGAGTATATCCTGTCTTTTTAGCAATCCAAAGGAATGGGTCATATAATTTCATTATCTCTCTCAATCTTTTTCAAAAAAATTTAAATAAACACGTCCCCAATTAGCATGCCAGATATCAATTACTTCTTCACGATAGTTGGGGTAACGACGTTTGGGATTTTTCTAGAAATGTTTAGTGTACCAGGGTCAGCACAATCATCCCAAAAGGTACAAGCCTGAATAGATGCTGTATAAGTCCCAGGTGGAATAGTTGTAACATTAATTTCTAGAGATCCATCTGCCTTTGCAATAATTGGATTTGTTACAAATGTACCAAGACCAGTAACAAGATAATGATCTACTTCTGCTTGTGGTTGTGTAGTAATATAAACACCAGCGAAAGCCGTAGTTGCAAACATTAAAAATGCAGCAACAAATAAACTAATTTTCTTTTTCATAATATTTCCTTATGGTTTACTTATTAACTCTGGGATTGCAATTGCAGGGATTCCAGGTCTATAAACAGAAACAACATTACTATATCCAGATTCTAGTCCTGCTATATTAAAAGCAGTAACAACAAAATAAAGATAAGTGCCAATTGGATGTACTAGTCCTCCAGTCGTATATGTATTAAGAGTAGTTGTCCCAATTTTGTTATAAGGGAATTCATTAATTTTCATAAAAACATTATATCCAGCTAAATCAGTTTCTGTGTTATGATCCCACTTTAGACTAACTGTAGTAGAATATACATTACATGTTAATATAAAAATAAACAACATTGCTATTAAAGTTATAAGTAATTTCATTTTAAATTGGGGCCGGTCACAGGATTCGAACCTGCGATGTTTGTATACCTCATTACAAGTGAGGTGCCTTCGACCACTTGGCTAAACCGGCCCAGTCCTTTATTTGTTATTTAGATAATCTGCTACGGCTTGTAGATTATTAGTAGTAAACCCACCATTACGTTCAACCATAGCAGCAATAGCTAAAATAGATTTCGCTTGATGTGCAGTGAATTTAACACCATTATCTTCTCCAATAATACAAAGAATAGTCTTTTCAGGTCTTTTATTACTGTCATCTACAACTTCAGCAATAGAATAAAACCCTGTCATTAGTGGAGTAATAGTATAGAGAACATAGTCACAGATTTCACGCTGTCTTAGTTCTTCTTCTTGGCACTCAATTGTCCAATTATCAACTACTGGATTAAAACAATTAATTTTAAGTAAAGGAATTAACTTCTCTCTCCAGGTTGAATTATTGCAAGTTCCACCCAAAAATAGTGTAGGCTTCATACTTATTATCAAACCTTAAGCTTGTTAAGCTTCACGCCAACTGTAAATGGATTATTCTTACTAGCACCACAATTACCAAAGCATTCACAAGCAGCATCATTTAACGATTCTTCAAATTCTCTATCTAATTCTTGTTGTTCTAGTTCATCACAAATACACTCATCAACTGGATATTCACACTCATAACACCAATTTTTAAACGCTCCATGATCACCAATACCAATAAAGGAATACATACGGAATTCTTTCCCATTAAACACAACTTCTTCAAATGTTAGAATTACATCCTGGTCACCAGCGTCAAAGTCAACAAGCTCATCTTGTCCTTCTTCATAATACTCATCCATCATTTTAGAAACTTCTTCTTTATCTGCTTCATAACCAAGAACTTCTAAATTTTTACGAATATCTAGAGTAGTTGTTTTGCCACAAGCAAGAATAAGAAAGTTTGCTACTGTCCTTAGTACATCTTCTGTTAATTCTTTTGCCATTGTTAATTCCTTATTAAACCATAAAGGTTTTGTTAATAACTATAAATAGTTTTTTCTTTTCTTGGAGATTCCCAAGTAATTTTATCAATTGTAGGCTGGATAAATAGTTCATTTGTATCTAAACAATATGCACATAAATTTCCATACTTGCCACTTTTATCTTTAGAATAAACACAATTATCTAAACTTATTTTAGTGCTGTTAGCCTTAATATAAAATTTAATTGTATCTAGGTTTTCTGGGGTATGTCCAACTATAACCCTCCTACCACCTAATTTTTTTTTATCAGCTTTACCTAATCCACGAGCCCATATCTTTTCATCTTCAAGAGAATCCCATATTGGATCGTCTAAATGGAAGTTTAGTCCAGCATGAACTAATACCCAATCATCAAGGACAATCATAGTTGGTAATACAGATAGTTTGTTAATATATCCTGGATCAATTTTAGTGACACTATTAACACCAAAGCTTTTTAGTGTTTCATTTCCTCCCCAAGTAAGCCAACTTGGATCGGTAAATTTAAGTCTGTATTGTTCTAATAGCCAAGCTTCATGATTACCAAGACATAATTCAAACTTATATCCACAGTCAATTTTATCAAACAGTAAGTCTAAAACAGCTCTAGAATTTGGTCCGCGGTCACTATAGTCTCCAGTAAAATAAACTGTATCATCTTTAGTAATCTTTAGCTTATCCCATAACATTCCATTAAGAGTATTAGTACAACCATGTATGTCACTGATAACATATCTCATTTTTTATCCTTTTTTGTTTACCAGGTACGGCCTATCGTCATATGTAAGCCAAAATTATATGGGTAATTAAACTCTTTTCTCATATCAATACCAAACTCACATTTAACATCAATAAACCAATAACTATCAGGTCTATCTCCACCAGTAGTGTCACAACTCTGTCTTACATTATGAGAGTACTCAAACTCTATTTCTAAGCCTTTATATTTATCCCATAAATACATAAGCTCATCTTTAGGTTTCTCTCCTCTTATAATGGAAATATGAGAGCCCCATGATGGTCTATTAAGACGAATACCATACCGATTTAGCACCCAATACCTATAGTATCTTGTGATTTCTTCATCAGTATGGATAATAACCCACCAATCAGGTTTCTTTTTCAGTGTCCCTCTTGGTGGATTATATTCAATGATACCTTTGCTTTTAAAGTTAAATTCTTTTA